GATAAACTATGGAAGAAAACAGCTAATATTGCTGTTGAGTTTAAATGTAATGGAAAGCCATCAGGTATATCGGTTAGTGAAGCTGAATTTTATGCTTTTATTCTTGATGATAACAATACTATTAATTCTATAATTATATTACCTACAGGCAGGTTAAAAGATATTGCTAGAAAGCACAAAGAAAATAGAGTGTTTGGTGGTGATAATAATTTAGCTGAAATGATATTAATTCCAATTAATGAATTATTAAAACATAATTAACAACAAAAAGGAGAATACTATGCTTAACAAACAAAAAAAATACGAAAACGCAATTATTATAAATGACTCTGCACACATAGACAGAATAATTAAAAAGCCAAGAGAAGGTAAAATTTATATTTACCATCAAGGTTTTGTGGCTAGAGATAGAGGCACAGACCATAGAGGACTACATGGTTTTGCAAGGCAAATTCTTTATTATGCAGAAAGAAATCAAGTTGACCTTTATCAAAATAAACTTAGTAAAGATGAATACACTTACCTTTTAGTCAGATAATTTAATGGTTAATAAGAAAAGCTCTAAAAAGCCTGACCCAAATACTTTAATGGAATGTATGAAATGTAAAAGAACTTATACATTACATATGATGTTACAGATTTATAGTTGGTTAGACGATTATAAATGTATTAGATGTTATAACAAAGGAGAACTAAAAAATGACTACTATGCCAAAAATGAACTTATGGATTGATGCTTTCAATTCAGATACTTGCTTTTTAACTAATGATGAATTAGGGATTTATTTTAGATTAATATTTTATGCTTGGTCTAAAGAAGGATATTTGCCTGATGATAAAGAATTTATTCAAACTTTATGTCGTGATGCACAAAAGCCAAATAATGATAAGATAGATAAGATATTAAAATTATATTGGACTTATGATGGCTCTGATTGGAACAAGGGTTGGTATCAAAAAAGACTAAGGGAAGAATATATAAGAGCAGTCAATACAACTAATCAAAATAAACTTAATGGTTCTAGAGGTGGTCAAGTTACTGCACAGCGAACGCTAAGCGAACGCTCTAGCGAAACTGTAGCCTCTATATCTATATCTAAGTCTACATCTATATCTAATAATAAAGTATATACCTCTGAATTTAATATATTTTGGGAACTAGTAACCAATAAGGTCAGTAAAGGTCAGGCTTTAAAGAATTATAGTAAGATAGATAAAGATTGGTTAGAAAAACCTAAGGAACTAGCTAAATATTATAATGAATACTATGACTCTATTACTGAAAAGAAATATGCTAAACAACCTGCATTTTGGTTATCGGCTGAAAAGTATTTAGATGAAAGACCTACAGAAATATCTATGGCAGATGAAGAAACTTTAAAGCTGCAAGGGTGGGTAAAATCTTTTAAAAATCCAACTAATTTTTCTAAAGAATATGCAAAAAAACATAAAGGATTTGTAGAAAAAATGGTGGAAAAAGGAATGATTACAGAAGAAGATGTAAAAAACCTTTATTTATAGGGGTTATTCTTGTATAAAATAAATATAAAAAAAAGGAGAACAACTAAAGAATTTTCCCTATAAAATTTTCTAGGTTTAATTCTTTTTAAGTGTTTATATAATTATACTTCACTTACAACTTTGAAGAGATTAAAACAAATTGCAAAGGAGACATATAATGACTAAAAAACCAAATTTATCAGAACAACTTATAGAAATACACAGAACATTACAAAAAACTTATGACTTAGGTTATAAGGCAGGATACAAAAAACAAAAAGAAGAAAAATTAAAGGAGAAAAAAAATAATGACTGAATACAAATTAAGTGAACAAGAGACAAAACAATTAAAAAACCAAGTAGAGTTATTTAACTCTTTATGTTTAGCTAGAGACCATATATCTAAAATGGCAGATGAAGGTTATACTAGTTCATTTGATAATAATGAAAGAGATGAATTAGTTTATTTTAAAGATGATTTAGATATCTTTATACTTTATTTAACTAATTTTATTAAAAAACATCTATAGTTTTATCTTTTAAACTTAGTATAAGCCCATTCTCTATCAATGGGCTTGTACTCTATCTCAATATAGTGCTTGATATTTTCATTCCTATTATCACCAAACTGAAATAGATTTAGAAAAAAAAGAATAGATTTTTGTGTAATATGGAAAACTTTCATAAAGAAGTTATAGAAAAATATAGATTATTTACCATTGTCAAATCAACATATCTCATGTACCAATTTAGGTATGGAAAAAGATAATAATAATTTTTTTATCATTGAGGAAAAGAATGGAACACATTCAGCTATATTAAAATTTGCTAACTTTATAAGTAGAGAAGATGCACAAGATTTAATTGATAGCATTGTTACTGAACTTGGTTATGTGGGTACTATAATAGAGCCATATACAAAACATTAATGATAGTCCAAGACAAAGCAATTACAGATATTAAGCCATACGAAAGAAATCCAAGAAAAAAAAAGGATATTAAGAAGGTTGCAGACTCAATTAAAGAGTTTGGTTGGCAACAACCCATAGTAGTAGATAGAGCAGGAGTCATTATTGCAGGTCATTCAAGATACGAAGCAGCTAAATTACTTGAATGTAATAGTATTCCTGTATTAATAGCAGACCTATCTCCTGAAAAAGCAAAGGCATATCGTATAGCAGACAACAAAACTAACGAATTTAGTGAATGGGATTTTGGATTACTTCATAAAGAATTTGCAGATTTACTTGATAATAATTACGAATTGACTAATTTAGGATTTGATGAAACAGAACTAGAGGAGTTTGTAACATTTGATAAAGAAGAAGGTGTAAAGATTAAGACAGATAAAAGCTGTCCTAATTGTGGCACTAAATTAAAATAACCTACACTCAGGTTTAAAGAGGTATAAAAATGGCAAGACCAAAAAAATATAATATAGACACTAAAGAGGTGCAAAATTTAGCTAGATTTGGCTGTACGAATATAGAAATAGGTGATTTCTTTGGGTGTTCTCCTGACACTATTGAAAAAGGTTATTCGGAATATCTAACAAAAGGTAGAGCCGAACAGAAGTTACGGCTAAGACAGCTCCAATTTAAAGCTGCTGAGAAGGGAAGTGCAGCAATTCTAATATGGTTGGGTAAGCAAATTCTTGGTCAAAAAGATGGTGTTGAGAGTACTGAAGATGATAAGCCTTTAGCTTGGTCTTATGATTAATGCCACTAACTAAACCTCAAAAGACTATTATACAATGTGATAAAAGGTTTCGCGTTTTGCTAAGTGGAAGGCGATTTGGTAAGACCCATATAGCTATTAATGAATTAGCTAGATTTGCTAGATATCCCCGTAAAAAATGTTGGTATGTTTCCCCGTCATATCGTATGTCTAAAGACATAGTATGGAGGGAACTCTTAGATAAACTTAGAAAACACAAATGGCTAAAATCAGTTAATAATTCAGACCTTACAGTAACACTTAGAAATAACTCTATTATATCATTAAGAGGTGCAGACAATGAGAACTCACTTAGAGGTGTGGGTTTAGATTTTTTAGTGTTAGATGAATTTGCTGATATTAAAGAACACGCATGGTTTGAAGTGCTAAGACCTACATTGTCAGACAAAAATGGGAGTGCACTTTTCTGTGGTACTCCGCGTGGATATGGTTCGTGGAGTTATAACCTATTTACTAAAGCTAATGATGACCATGAATGGGAAAGTTTCCAATATACTACATTAGAAGGTGGTCAAGTTCCTGCCAATGAGATTGAACAGGCTAGAAATGATTTAGATGAAAGAACATTTAAGCAAGAATATGAAGCATCATTTGTTAATTATGCAGGGCAAATCTATTATAACTTTGATAGAGGTAAGACTGTTATTAGTGAATACATTCCTGAAAGCAAAACAATTCATGTAGGCATGGACTTTAACATTGACCCTATGTCATGTGTAATAGCTGAAATAAAGAATGATGATGTTTATATCTATGATGAGATACAAATCTATTCTAGTAACACGCAAGAAATGGTACAAGAATTAAAGAATAGATATTATGGTTATCAAATAATTGTTTATCCTGACCCTGCCGCTAAGCAAAGAAAAACAAGTGCAGGTGGAGTAACTGATATTGCTATCTTGAAAAATGCAGGATTTAATATTAGAGTAAGAAATAGTCACCCATTAGTAAGGGATAGAATTAATAGTGTTAATACAAAATTGAAAAACGCAAACGGAAAAAATAGTTTATTTATTGCTAACAAGTGCAAAAGTGTTATAAAATCTCTTGAAAGGCAAATTTATAAAGATGGTACAACTGTTCCTGATAAGGATAATGGTTACGACCACTTTAATGATGCGTTAGGTTACATGATAGAATATTTATACCCATTACGAAGAAACTTTACACCAAGCGAACCTAAGAGGTGGTCATAATGGCAGGTTATACAAGAGAATATTTAAGTGAAAGACACATACATTACGAAGAAAAATTTAATGATTGGAATTTTCATCTTAGGTCATATCTAGGTGGACAGGATTATCAGAACGGCTATCACCTTAACAGATATGTTTTAGAGACAGACGAAGAGTATTTAAAAAGAGCATCAAACACCCCTGTAGATAATCATTGCAAGAATGTAGTGCAAATCTATTCATCATTTCTATTTAGAGTTCCACCTACAAGAGATTATGGAAGTCTGACAGGAGACGCACAATTAGAAAGTTTTATTAATGATGCTGACTTAGATGGCAGAAGTTTTAATAACATTATTAGAGAAATGCAAGTTAACGCAAGTGTCTATGGTACTTGTTGGGCAATATTAGATAAGCCAAAAACAGTTACCAATACTAGAGCAGAAGAACTACAGCAAGACATTAGACCTTATTTAAGCATATATACTCCTGAAAATGTATTAAATTGGAAGTATGAAAGATTAGCTAATGGTAGATTTTATTTAACATCATTAACATTATTAGAAGATTTATTAAATGATGATGCTATTATTAAGGTGTGGACATTAGAGGATATTTGCACATATAGAATTAATGAATTTAAAAAACAATATGCAGTAACAAAACCTATATTATTAGATGAAGTACCTAACGCATTAGGAGAAATTCCTGCTGTTGTTTTATACAATCAAAAATCTCAAAGAAGAGGAATAGGTATATCTGACCTTAATGATGTTGCAGAAATGCAACAGTCTATCTACAACGACTATTCAGAGATTGAACAAGTTATTAGATTATCTAATCACCCCTCATTAGTTAAGACACCAAATGTAGAAGCTAGTGCAGGAGCAGGTAGTATTATTGAAATGCCTGAAGATTTAGACGCAAATTTAAAGCCTTATATTATTCAACCTAGTTCTCAATCATTAGATGCTATTATGAATAGCATAAACATGAAGGTAGAAGCTATTAATAGAATTACTCACATGGGTGCAGTTAGGTCAACAACAAGTGGTGTTCAATCAGGCATTGCTTTACAAACAGAATTTCAGCTATTAAATGCTAGACTTTCAGAGAAGGCAGACTACTTAGAAAATGCAGAAGAACATATATGGAGATTGTTTGCTAAGTGGCAGAATAAAGTCTTTGATGGTGAGATTATCTATCCTGAGTCTTTTGATTTAAGAGATTTCGCAAGTGATTTAGAATATCTACAGAAAGCTAAAGCAAGTGGTGTTACATCAGATACTTTCATTAAAGAAATAGATAAACAAATTGCTAGAGCAGTTGTAGATGATGATGATGTAATCAAAGCTATTGATAATGAAATAGATGCTAAAACTTCTCCTATTGGACAATTCTCTACAAACTCCATAGAGGGTGAAGAGATACAAGAATAATTGTACCACCCAACATTACTAGAAATATTAAATTGGACTCACGAACAAAGAAAAGAAAAGCAAAAATGTTTCTGTGGAAAATTTGCAAACTATGGTAAACCCATTACTAATAGCATTGCAAGGGAACTTCTTTGCACAGAACACTATAGAGAAAAGGAAAGACCATGCCATATCACAGAGGAAAAAAAACAAAACTTAAAAGTAGAAAACCAATTAAACCTGTTATGAAAAAGAAAAAGAAATAATGAATGGCAAAGATAGACTTCATAACAAGACTAACTGACCAACATGAACAAAGAATAATTGGTACATTAAAAAATTTAGAAGATAAAATTGTTGCTCAATTACAAAAAAGTCTTGGTGGTGAATTAACATTATCAACTCAATTAGCTATTCAATTACGACCTGCATTAAAAACCCTCATTGAAGAAACCTATTTAAAAGAAGCATCATTATTAGTTAGTGAGTATGATGAGATAGTAAAAGAATATCAGGCATTAATTAGACCTTTGCCATTACCTGATAGATTTAAAACATTAACCAAAGCTGATTTAACAACTATTAATAACTTAAAATTCTTATCATTTAGTGGATTTGAAGAAGTAGCCAATAGATTTCTTAATGTTATATCTGACAATGTTTACCAATCGGCAGTTACAGGTAAGCCATTCAATGCAATGGTTAAAGAAATTAGAGGAGCAATCAATGGTGTATATCAAAGTAGTAATGAAAACGCAGTTAATAGATTAGTCGATTATGTTGCTAAGAATAGATATTCAGATAATAAATCTATATTAAGTAAAGTGGCTATTGCTAAAACCCAATTAAACGGCAAATATGCTAGTGATATTCTAGGAAACAATATGCGTAAATATGCAAGTCAAATAGCACATGATAGTATAATGCAATTTGATGGTCAGTTTACTAAATACAAAGCAAATGAAGCAGGTATAACTTCATTCAAATATACAGGAACAAATATAGCAACTACTAGAGATTTTTGCAGAAGGCATCAAAGTGAAGTATTCACAGAACAAGAAGCAAGAAATTTATGGAGTTCAAGATGGGCAGGAAAGTCCGGTAGTGACCCATTTGTTAATCGTGGTGGCTACAGATGTAGGCACAGTTTCATACCTTATGACCCTGAATGGGAAAATTTACTTGAAGATTAAGTAAAATAAGCCTAAACATAAATTATATATATAACACAAAGGAGTGTCCAATATGGCTGACGAGCAAGTAACGGAAACAATAGTAGAAGAAACTAAACAAGAAGAAGTCAAACAAGAACAACCTCAATTCAATCAACCTGATTACGATAAAATAATGGCTGATAGATTAGCAAGACAAAAATTATCTATAATGAAAGATTTGGGTATTGAAAATCTTGATGAAGCTAAATCTGCGTTAGCAGAGAAGGCAAAGCAAGAAGAAGAACTTAAAATAGAAAAAGGTAAGTTTGAAGAAGTAATGAAAAAGAGAACACTAGAACATCAAGATATAGTGAATAAATTAGGAGAAGAACTTAAAAAAGAAAGAATTGATAAACAACTTATTAATTCAGCTTCAGTCAATGGTGCAGTTAATCCTGAACAAATAAAAGAACTATTAAAAAATAATGTTCAATTAAATGCAGATGGTCGTGTGGAAATACTTGATAAAGATAAAACTCCACGATATAACTCACAAGGTGAACTATTAACTGTTGATGAAGCAGTAAAAGAGTTTTTAACGCAGAACGCACACTTTCAAGCAGCAACTCCTTCAGGGAGTGGAAGTGTTAGTAATGTGGGTAAGTCAGATACGAATAAGACTTTAAATATTTCGGAGTTAGATATGAATAACCCTGAGGACAGGAAAATCTATGCTGAATATAAAAGGCAAAGAGACAACAGACCTTCGGTTATTGATTTAAATAAACAATAATATCTTCGAAAGGATATACAAATGTCAAACGAAACAACAGCAGCTACCCTTTCCGAATTATATACGGAAATCGTAGCAGAAGCACAATTCGTCATTCAAGAGAAATCTATAATGAAGAATTTAGTTAAGAACTACACAATAGCAGGTGGTGGAAAATCAATTGAAGTTCCTATTTATGCAGCAGTCTCAGCAGCAGCAGTAGACGACGCAACTGATTTATCTAATACCGCAATTAATCCTACTTCTATAACTGTTACAGCATCAGAAGTTGGAATCATGACAACTCTTACGGATTTAGGAAGAAACTCCGTTGGAAGAAATGTTGCAGCAGATATAGGACAACTGTTTGGTAATGCTATCGCAAAGAAAATAGACCAAGATTTATTAGCTTTGTTTGATGGTTTTAGTACAGCAGTTGGTGGAGCAGATACGGCTATTACTCCTGCATTACTATTTAATGCAGCTTCAACACTAAGAGCATTAGGATTACCTGTTAATGAAACATATTGTGTTTTACACCCTAAAGTGGCTTATGACCTTAAATCAGGTTTAACAAACACTTTTGCAGGTTTATCTACTGATTTATCTAATGAAGCATTGACAAATGGCTTTATTGGTCAAATCGCAGGTATCAAAATCTTTGAAACCGGTAATATGGCTAACACAGGTACAGCAGGTGATTACAAAGGTGGAATTTTCCACAAAGATGCACTTGCTCTAGCTATGATGCAAGACCTTAAAATCGAAACTCAAAGAGACGCATCTCTTAGAGGGACGGAAATTGTTGCAACTGCAGTCTACGGAGTAGGCGAATTGCACGATACTTATGGAATTGAAGTCTTATCTGACTCATCAATCCTATAATAATACTTTTATGGGTGGGGTTAATTCCCCACCTTACTGGATTGAAATGGCATTATGAAATTAGTTGAAAGGAACATTATGAAATTATCTAACGGACACAAAATTATTGATAGAACTATAGAAGATTATGAAAAAAATAAAACTACATGGACATTAAGAGGTTGGTCACCTGTTGAAGATAAACCTAAAGTTGTTAAAGTAGAAAAAATTAAAAAAGAAAAGAAAGATGATTAATGGCTACCTCTGAATTAGCAGTAGCATTATCTGATGTTCAGGAATATCAACCTGATATTGCAGCTTATGGCATAACTAATTTTGATACTCAATTACAACACGCAGAAGATGATGTCATTAGACGTATTCGTGAGGAGTGGTGGGAGAGATATCGCCATACAGTAAGATTTAAAGATATTACAAAAGTTACTTCTATTGAATTAAATAAAGCCTTATTAACTAACACACAATGGACTAGGTCAGTTGTCTATAGAGCATTAGGTGAATACATATTACCAATGCTTACTAAATGGAAAACTCCTGATGGAGATATAGATGCTTTTCAAGTACAAATAGAATTTTATAGAGCAAGATATAATGAAGAATTTCAAGCCATATTAAGAGATGGTGTTGAGTATGATGAAGATGCAGACGGAACTGTAACAACAAGTGAAAAAGAGCCAATCCATCATCTGAAACTTATTAGATAATGGTTGCTGATATAAAGATTACTAGCAACTCCGTAGAGATTGCTAATGAAATCAAAGCTATGTCAAGAAAGATGTCAGGTGCTATTAAGAAGTCACTAGCAAATGTTTCAGCTTTTGAAATAGATGCAATTATAGATAGAACACAAAATAAAGGTGTTGATGCTTATGGTAAACGATTTAAACCCTATTCACCTAATTATAAACGAGCAGGAGTTAAACAATCAGGAGTAGTTGATTTAAAAGACACAGGTGAAATGTTTAGTTCTTTAACAACTAAAGTTTCATCTAGTAAAGGTGTATTATTCTTTAGACAAAACCTTGCTAATAAAAAAGCAGCATTTCACGATATGTTTGGTGTAGGTAAGAAAAAAATTACTAGACAATTCTTTAGAATAAGTAAAGATGAACAAAAGAAAATACAAAGATTATTTTTTAAGATATTAGCTAGGGAATTAAGAATATGAGTGAAAGAGAAGATATAGCCACCGATATAGTAACAAAGCTAACAGCAGTTAGTTCTCCAATTACATTTAAGAAGATTTCAAGAGAGCCGTTTGAAGCTGAAGAGTTAAGTAACGCACAATTTCCATCTGTTTATATTTCTACAAGTGACGAAAGCAGAGAAGATTTTACTATGGGTAGTAATAGTACAGGTAAGAGGTCAGGTACTATTGATTTTGTTATAGTTGGTTATGTTAAAGGCACAACAACAAATATTGATACTGCAAGAAACCAATTAATTGAAGTCGTAGAAGAAACACTTGATAATGATATTACTAGAAACGGAAATGCTATAGATACACAGATTGTAGATGTATCAGCAGATGAAGGTGTATTATTTCCTATCGGAGCAGTAAGAATTGTGGTAAGAGTTTTATATGAATTTACAAGAGGTACAGCATAATGGCTAAAGATATAATAATGATTAAAGGGGAAAATATAATTACTATTAATCCCAATAACCTTGATAAGTTTTTAAAACTAGGTTATGTTCAGAAAGGTTTTGAGATTGAAAATAAAACAGTTGAAAAACCAAAAAAAGAAGATAAAAAAGAAAAACATATTAACAAAGATATAGAGGTAACATAAAATGGCAACACATCACGGCAAAGAAGGTGTAATCAAAGCAGGTACTGATGTCATTGGTGAAGTAAGTGGCTTCTCATTAGATACTACAGCAGACGTTGTAGAAGATACATCATTAAGCGATACAGCAAAAACATACATAGCAGGTAGAACTGGATTTTCAGGTTCAGTAGATATGCACTATGACGAAACAGATGCTGCACAAGCAGCATTATTAGCAGGAACAACAATTAGTTTCACACTATTACCCGAAGGTAATACTACAGGTGATGAATCATTTGTAGGGTCAGGTATTGTCACATCAATGGCAGTAGCAGTAGCATTAGATGGTGTAGTAACAAGAACTGTAGCTTTTCAAGGCTCAGGTGCATTAACAATAGGTACTGTTTCTTAATAATATATGACAACTGAAAAAATCGACTTCTTTGAAGGAGTCAAAGGTCACTTTGATGCTCTAGAAACTAAGATTATTGAAGTAGAAGAATGGGGTTTAATTGGTGATAAAGCAATTTACACTAAGCCTTTTAATATGCTTGAAAAGTCTAAGATATTTAAAGGTAGTGAAAGTGGAGATTTAAATGTTCTTATTGATGTCATTATAGAAAAAGCATTAACTAAAGATGGCGATAAAATGTTCACTATGGAACATAAATTAAAATTTAAAGTTAAAGCTGATACAGATGTATTGGCAAGGGTAGCTTCTCAAATAATGAACACAGACGATACTTCCTCTTTAAAAAAAAAATAAAAGAAACACCTGAAATCTATAATGTTTTAGCAATCGCTGAAAAGTTGCATAAGACAGTTGCTGAAGTCTTGCAAATGTCTTGCTATGAGTTTATGTTGTGGTTATCTTACTATGAATTAAAACATGAAGATAATGATAGACAACAAAGAATAGCGAAATTGAAACAATGACAACTAAAAAACTTGCAATAGATATTATAGCTAAAGATAAGAGTCAACAGGCTCTTAATCAAGTACAAGGTAATCTTAATAAAACTAAATCATCAGTATTAAATCTAAAAAATGCTCTTATTGGATTAGGTGCAGGATTAGCTATTAAGTCTATTGTTAATATTGGTTCAGAAGTAGAAAATTTAGGTGTAAGATTTAAATTCTTATTTGGTAGTGCAGACCAAGGTGCATTAGCCTTTGCTAATCTTACAAAATTTGCAAGTAAAGTTCCATTTTCATTAGAAGCAATTACAAAAGCATCAGGTTCACTAGCAGTTGTTGCAAAAGATGCAGGTGATTTAAATAGAGTATTAGAAATTACAGGTAATGTTGCAGCAGTATCAGGATTAGATTTTGAAACTGCTGCTATGCAAATTCAAAGAGCATTTAGTGGTGGTATAAGTGCTGCTGACTTATTTAGAGAAAGAGGTGTAAATGCTTTATTAGGATTTAAAGCAGGTGCTACAGTTTCAGTAGAAGAAACAATAGCAAAATTTGAAGAAGTGTTTTCAAATGGTGGGAGATTTGCAGGAGCAACAGATGCACTAGCACAAACATTTCAAGGAACTCTATCAATGCTTGGTGATAAAGTTTTCAATTTTCAAAAAACTATTGCAGAAGCAGGTTTCTTTCCTGAAATAAAAAAGCAATTCGGTGATTTAAATAATACATTAGAAGAAAATTCAGCAGTAATAGACCAACTTGCTAAAAAGATTGGAATAGGATTAGCAAGAGCAGTAAAAATGGTTGCTGATGGTTTTAAAACATTAGCAGATAATGCAGATTTAATATTTGGAATATTTGCAGGGATTATAGCTTTAAAAGTTGCTACTGCATTTGTAGGTATTGCAACAGCAATTACAACTATGAAATTTGCAATGATAGGATTTAATAAGGCAACTAAAGCCAATATTATCTTTGGTGGTATAGCTATTTTTATTGGCACTATGTCTTTATTAATTACGAAAATGAAAGAATTTAAAGCAGCACTAACAGATGGAAGTATAGTAAGTACAGTAACAGATTTTAAATCAGCAGCTTTAGCTATTGCGCAAATAAATGCAGAAATTGATGCTCTCCCTAAAAAAGACAAAAAATTAACAAATGCAGGTGGTGATAGTAAAAAATATACAATACTTAAAAAACAATTAGAAGCAATAGAAGAATTAAATTTAAAGTTTGAATCAAACAGAATAAGTAAATCAGGAAATGCAGGTAATCGAATAATTGAATTATCTAAAGCTGAATATGGTAAAAAAATACTTGCAATACAAGATTCTTTCTTAGATGAAAGACAATTAGTTCTTAAAAAGAATGAAGAAGATTTAGCTATAATTGATAAATTTTTAGAAGAAGAATTAAATATAACTAGAGCACAAAAAAATCATTTAGAAGATGTAAAGAAAGAAATTTATGAAAGAGGTGTAGCAGATATTGCACTAATTGCTGAAAAAGAAGTAGAAGCATTACAGGCAGTAGAAGATGAAAAAACTAGAATATTAAATGAAGCAAATGAAAAAAGAATAGAAGATATAAGAAAAGAAGGCTCTGTATTAGAAAACTTAAAAGAAAATTATGCTGCATTTTTTAAAGATTTTAATGAAGGTAAATTAGTAGCTGATGCATTAACAGATACATTTGCAGAATTAACAAAAGGTATAGGAGATGCGATTGCACAATCAATAGTATTTGGAAAATCTTTTAAACAAACTTTTGGTGATGTAGCAAGACAAGCACTAGCAAGTTTAATATCAGCTTTAGTTCAAATTGGTGTTCAATTATTAGTTAATAAAGTAATACAAGAATTTGGAATAAAAACTTCAGAAGAATCTACAAAAACAGCTTTAAAAGCAATTAAAAAAGAAGCAGAGCCTACAGCCTTTTTAGTTTCACTAGCAACAGCAGGAAGTAATGCTATTGGTGCAATAGCAGGAACCATAGCAACTTGGGGTATTACTAAAGCATTATCAGGAAGAAGAACAGGTGGACAAGTTACAGGTGGTACTCCTTACATGGTGGGTGAACAAGGTCAAGAAATGTTTGTACCCAATCAATCAGGAACAATAGTACCTAATGATAAATTAGGTGGTGGTCAAACTATTAATGTAATTATTAATGCCAATGATACCCAAGGATTTGATGAGTTATTAATTAAACGCAGAGCAACAATAGTTAATGTAATTAATGATGCTTTAAATAGTCAAGGAAAGGAAGCCTTAGTATGAGTGGAACTTTACCAACCTCACCTGAATTTAAATCAATAGGTTTTACAAGTGAGCAGAAAACTATTACCTCAACAACTGATAGTGGTAAAATGTTTAGCACACAAATTGATGGTCAAAGATTTTCTTTTACAGCTTCTTATCCAACAATGACAAGAGCAACATTCTCTCCTGTATTAGCTTTTATTATGAAACAAAGAAGTCAACAAAATACATTTCAAGTATCATTACCTGATTTAAAAAATGCTAAAGGTACTATCTCAGGAACAGTATTAGTTAATGGAATACATACAGCAGGTGATACTACAATAGATATTGATGGTATGACCGGAAGTTTATTGGCAGGAGATTTTATTAAGTTTGCTAATCATACTAAGGTTTATATGGTTGTTGCTGATGTAACAGCAGACGGAAGCAATGAAGCAACAGTTACTATTGAGCCACCTTTAAGAAGTAATTTAGCTAATGATGAGGCAGTTACTTATGATGGAGTAGAATTTACAGTCAGATTATCTAATGATATTCAACAATTTAAAACAAGTGTTATAGACCAATACACATTCGAATTAGATTTTATTGAGGCTCTATAATGGCAAGAGGATTATCGAGTGACCTCAAAACAGAATTTGCTAATCAATCTATTAAGCCAATTATACTATTAACAATAGGATTTTCGACTGTTGTTAGATTAACTAATCATTATAAAGATATAGTAAGTGATGGAAATACATTTACCTCTAGTGGTCATTTATTAAATATATCAAGTAAGTCAGAAAGTTCAGAAATTAATGTAGCTAACTTTCAAATATCATTATCAGCTGTTGATAATACTTATGTTGCAGCAGTATTAAATAATAATGTTTCTAATGATGAAGTTACGATTGATGTAGGTTTATTAAATGGCTCAGATGCTTTAATAGATACATTTAACTTTGATAGAGGATATATAGAAAGTTTTACTATTAACACACAAAGAGCAACTATGAGTCTTTCTTGTACTTCTCATTTTTCAGACTTTAGTCGTATTGGTGGCAGACAAACAAATACAGGTAGTCAACAAAAATTCTTTAGTACAGATGTTGGTATGGAATTTGCAGCATTAACTGTAACTGACATATTATGGGGCAGGAAATGATTGATGAAGTTGTTCCTTATTATAAATCATTTGATAAATATAAAGATACTAACGATATAGATATCATTCATCATTTACTCCCATGTTACGAAAATAACCAATATCAAATACTAAAAGATAAAGATAAAATTATAGGTTTTATTAATTGGGCATATCTTAATAATAATGTACAAAATCAATTCATGGAAACAGCTATCATTAACAGATTTGAATGGAATTGTGGTAAAAATATATGGATAATTAATTATCTTAGTTTTGAAACAAGGTTATTTTCTAAATGGTTAAAAGAACAAGCTATAAAGCATTTTGGTTTAAATCAAAAATTGCATTGGTTAAGAGTTAAAGATAAAACTACTATAGAAAAATCTTTTATAACAAAGGAGCATTGGCATGGGTGATATAGTAAGTTCCATTACTAAAGTATTTACTAAGTTTATATCTTGGTTTATTCCTGTTCCTGAAATACCTGATGTTGGTAATTCTGCAGCTAATCAAGCAGCACAAGGTGTATTACTTAATAAACAATCCAATAACTCAAATATACCTGTTATCTATGGAACACGATTAGTTGGTGGTACAAGAGTTTTTTTAGAAACTTCAGGGGGTGATAATCAATATCTTTATGGAGTTTTAGTATTAGCAGAAGGTGAAATTAATGACATTACAAGTATTTTATTTGATGATGATACAGTTACATTTAGTGGCTCTATTGCTGATGGCTCAACTATAACTTCTAATGACTCTAGGTTTGGAACAAATATACAAGTACAACCTTTTTTTGGAACTGATGGACAATCAGCAGCATCATTATTAACAGGTCTGAGTAGTTGGGGAAGCAATCATAAATTATCAGGTATCGCATATATAGCCTTTAGATTGGAATGGAATCAAGACAAATTCGGTGGCATACCTAGAATACAAGCAGTAGTTGAAGGTAAAAAAGTAGTAGCATATAATTCAAGTTCAGTTGCACAAACAGCAGCATTTTCATCAAACCCTGCATGGTGTTTATTAGATTACTTAACTAATGAAAGATATGGAAAAGGAATTGCAATAGCAGATATTGACATTCCAAGTTTTTATACTGCCAGTACAGTTGCGACAACCCAAGTCACACCCTATTCAGGTGCTAGTCAAATTAATTTATTTGATTGTAATGCAGTTTTAGATACATCAAGAAAAATTCTTGATAATGTTAAAGTCCTAGTCAAAGGCATGAGGGGTTTCTTACCTTATACACAAGGTAAATATAAATTGATTATTGAAACTACAGGAACTGCAGCAATAACATTAACAACCGATACTATTATAGGTGGTTTAAAAGTACAATCACAAAGAAAAAATGAAAATTTTAATAGAGTTTCAGCATCATTTATTAATCCATTAAAGAATTATCAAGCAGATACTATTGTTTATCCTGAAAGTGATAGCGACCATCAAGCATTAAAAACTGCTGATGGTGGTTTCTTACAAGAAGGCACAATAGATTTACCATCTATCACAAGTCCTTATCAAGCATTAGAGTTTGCAGAGATAGTTTTAAATAGGTCAAGAAATAATTTAGCAGTTGATTTAACAGCTAATTATGAAGCATTAGATTTAGCGATAGGTGATATTGTTAATCTAACCCACCCTATTACAGGATTTAGTGCAAAACCATTTAGAGTTAATGGGATATCTTTAAATTCAAACTTTACAGTTGGATTATCTTTAACAGAGCATCAAGATAGTTGGTATACCTTTGATGAAAAAACAGAAGTAGCAGTTATTCCTGATACTACTTTTCCTAATCCTTTTTCTGTATCTGCTCCTGCAAGTCTTACATTAACAGATACTTTAGTAGAATATAATGATGGAACTGTCATTGTTGCTTTAGATATTACTATAGGTGCAAGTACAGATAAATTTGTTGATTATTATCAAGTTGAATACAAGTTAAGCACAGACTCTGATTATATTGTTTATGCACAAGGCTCAGGATTATCGCATAGAGTTCTTAATGTTATTGACCAAAGAATATATGATGTAAGAGTTAAGGCAGTTAATACACTAAGTGTTTCATCGCCTTATGTAACAGAACAAAGAACAATCGTAGGTGCTATTGAACCACCTTCTGATGTTGAAGATTTTTCATGTAATATTGTAGGTCAAGAAGCACATTTAAGTTGGACACAAATACCTGACTTAGATTTAGCATATTATAATTTAAGATTTAGTGAAGAAATTGACGGAACTGCTGATTGGCAAAATTCAATATCTTTAGTTGAAAAGGTATCAAGACCTGCAACATCTATAACTGTTCCTGCTAGACAAGGAACATATCTTTTGAAAGCAGTAGATAAGCTAGGCAACTTTAGTTCTAACGCAACAGCAATTATTTCTAATGTCACAAGTGTTACAGCATTTAATAATATTACAACACAAGCAGAACACCCATTATTTGCAGGAACATTAACCAATACTGTAATTGCAGATAGTACATTAAGACTAGACTCATCAGAATTATTTGATAGTGGTAGTGGTGATTTTGATACTGAAACAACTAGATTTTTTGATTCAGGAGTTGCAAATGCTGACTTTTATGCATTAGGTAATTATTTATTTGCAGATGTTATAGATATAGGTGCAAAGCATACAGTAAGACTTACAGCAACTTTAAAACAAACCTCTGATAATCCTGATGATTTATTTGATAATAGAATAGGACTCTTTGATGTAGCTTCTTCTAACTTTGATGGAGATACACCTGCTAATTCAAATGCACATTTAGAGATTGCAACATCAGATGATAATTCTACTTTTACAGCTTTCCAAAACTTTGTGATAGGTGATTATACTGCTAGATATTTTAAATTCAAAGTAGTGTTAATTTCAAGAGATTTAGCATCTACTCCTGTTGTTGAAGAAGTATCAATTAAGATAGATATGCAAGATAGATTATTTAGTGGTAATGATATAACTTCAGGTGCAGCAACCAAAACAGTAACATTTACTAATCCATTCAAGACTACTAATTATGCTATTGGTATAACAGCACAAGGAATGGCAACAGGCGACTATTTTTTACTTGAAACTAAAACTATAAATGGGTTTAATGTAACCTTTAAAAATTCAAGTGACACAGCAATATCAAAAACATTTGATTATATTGCAAAAGGGTATTAAAAGGGGTATAAGAATTTATGAGCCAACACGATTATAATATAGAAAACCAATCATTTCCAAGTTTTAGAACAGACTTAAACAACGCATTAAGTGCAATAAATTCATCTAATTCAGGTGCTTCAAGACCTAGTGGTGCAGTAGCAGGAACAATTTGGGTAGATACTTCAGGTGGTGTAACTGCTTATTTATTAAAATTCTTTGATGGTACTGATGATATTACTATGGGTACAATTAACACAACTGCTAACACAATAGATTGGGCAGATAGTGCATCAGAAGTTTCACTTGCTGGAGTAGAAACGCTTACAAACAAAACTTTAACTTCACCTAAAATAAATGAAGATGTAGTAGTAACTTCTACTGCAACAGAATTAAATAAATTAGACGCATTAAGTAGAGGAAGTATTCTTTATGGAAATGCTAGTGCTGTTACATCAATTTTAACAACTGGTACTGTTGGTCAATTTTTAACAACA